TTCCATAAACGGATCAGACGTAGAATATGCCGGCGGTGGTGGAGCTGGCGGTAGAGCTGGTGGAGCACCCGGTGGTGGCGGTGGTGCTGGAGATGGAGTAGGAACAAGTGGAACTGCAGGCGCAGGAACAGCTAACACAGGTGGTGGTGGAGGTGGATCAGGAGAAGGACCTTCAACATCTGGCGCTGGAGGTTCTGGTGTGGTAATAATAAGGTATAAATTTCAATAATTATGACAAGTACAATTAAAGTAGACAATATTCAAGATCAAGACGGTAATAACATTATCAATGAAAATTCCAATACAATAACTATTGGTGCTTCTGGTGATACTATTATTATTCCTTCAGGCTCAACAATTACAAATAATGGATCACAAACAGGTTTTGGTAGAACAGGAACTGTAGATTGGCAAACAGCTATTAAAACTACAGGATTTACAGCATCATCTGGTGAAGGGTATTTTTGTAATACTTCAGGCGGAGCATTTACAGTAACACTACCAGCTAGTCCAAGCGCAGGAGATATTGTAGCTGTTAAAGACTACGCAGGAACTTTTGATACACACAACTTAACAATAGGTAGAAATAGTTCAAACATAGAAGGTCAAGCATCTGACAGAACTTTAAGTACAGAGTCCTTATCAATTACATTTGTTTTTGCTGATTCAACAAAAGGTTGGTTAGCAGTAAATGATATGGCACAATCACAAGTTCCTTTATTCGTAGCTGCATCAGGAGGAACAGAAGCAACTTGTGGAGATTTTAAAACTCATAAATTTACTGGACCAGGAACTTTTACAGTTTCTTCCGCAGGAAATGCGTTGGGTTCATCATCAATAGATTATCTAGTAGTAGCTGGAGGTGGTGGTGGAGATAGCTCTCCAGGAGATGGAGCAGGTGGAGGAGCAGGTGGTTTTAGATTATCTAATACTACTTGTATGCCAGCGCCTTTAACTTCTCCTTTAGCAGATACAGTAGGTATTACAGCTTCAGCTGCTTCCTTTCCAATTACAGTTGGTGCTGGTGGATCAACAGATAATCCTGGTGCTAATTCAATATTTTCAACAATAACATCTGCCGGTGGTGGAGGTTCTGATGGAGCTAATGGTGGTTCTGGTGCTGGAGGTGGTGGAGCAGGTAACACACCTCCTACAGATCCTCCTCAAGGACAAAATGGAGGACCGGGTTGTCACGCTGGTGGAGGTGGAGCAGGTGGTACTGGTGCATCATTTACTGGTCCAAAAACTGGTGGAGCAGGTGGTATTGGTTCGTTTGCGGTAGCTGCAGGTTTTGTCGGTCCAGGTGAGGGAACTCCAGGACCTGTTGGTAGTGCAAGATATTTTTCAGGTGGTGGCGGAGGTGGTTTTCCAGTAGGATCACCAAGTGGAGCACCTGGAGGAGCAGGTGGTGGAGGATCTGGAGCTGAAGGAGCAGTAGGTGGTAATAATGCTACAACAAACACTGGTGGTGGCGGTGGTGGTGGAGGCCCCGGTGGAGCTGGAAATGGAGGTTCTGGTATGGTAATATTAAGGTACAAATTTCAATAGGTAAATTATGAGTGAAGTAAAAGTAAATAAAATTAGTCCAAGAACAAATTGTGGTACTGTTACATTAGGGGATAGTGGAGATACTATTACAATTCCTGCTGGTGCAACAATCACAAATTCTGGGACACAAACAGGATTTGGTAGAACAGGTGCTGTTGATTGGCAAACAACAGTTAAGACAGCTAATTTTACAGCAGCTAATGGAGAAGGATATTTTATAAATACAACTTCAGGAGCAATTACAATAACGCTTCCATCATCCCCATCAGCAGGTAATATAGTTGCCATACAAGATTATGCAGGTAACGCAGCTACAAATAATATTACTATTGCAAGAAATAGCTCACCAATAAATGGTGGCACAGATGATCTAACCGTTTCAGAAAAAAATGCAGCAGCAGTTTTAGTTTTTATAGATAGCACACAAGGTTGGAAAGTAGTAAGCACGTCTTCATTATCTGATCTAACTGAACAACCTTCTTTTATAGAGGCAACCGGTGGTTCAATAACAGAATCAGGAAATTTTAAAATTCATACTTTTACAGGACCAGGAACTTTTTGCGTAAGCGCTGTGGGAAATCCATCAGGTGGTGGATCTAAAGTATCTTATATGGTAGTAGCTGGTGGTGGAGGTGGTGGCACTGGTTGTGCAGGTGGTGGCGGTGGAGCCGGAGGATTCAGAGAAGGTAAGACTTCTGATGCTGGTTACACAGCTAGTCCTATTGTTGCACCAGATGGTATATCAGTTACAGCACAAGGTTTTCCAATAACAGTTGGTGGCGGTGGACCAACTCCTGACCCTTCACCATTTTTAGGACCTGCAACTAATGGTGGTCGAGGAGCAAGTGGATCAAATTCAATTTTTAGTACAATAACTTCAGCCGGTGGTGGTGGCGGTGGTGGTGGACCAAATGTAGATGGTTTAAATGGTGGATCTGGTGGTGGTGGAGCTCACTCTAGTGGATCTGGAGGAAGTGGTAATACACCTCCTGTAAATCCATCTCAAGGTAATGATGGTAGAGATCCTGCACCTGGATCGGGAACTGCACCAAGTGATTCTGGTGGTGGAGGTGGTGGCGCAACGGCTGATGGAGAACCTGCACCTCAAGGAAGAGCTGGCGGAGCAGGTGCAACGACAAGTATTAATGGAACACCTACAACTTTTGCTGGTGGTGGCGGTGGAACTAATAGATGTGGTGGAGATGCTAATGATACTGCTGGAGGAGCTGGTGGTGGAGGAAGAGGTGGTTTTGGACCAAGACCAGGCCCTGTCCCTGAGTCATCAGGAGTTAATGGAACAGGTAATACTGGTGGTGGCGGTGGTGGAGGAAAACCTAAGTGTGCTTCTTCACCTGCAAATAATAGAACTTATGGTGGAGCTGGAGTTGGAGGCTCTGGTATAGTAATAATAAGGTATAAATTTCAGTAGTTGAATGGTAGTTAAAATTAATATATAAGGAGAAACATTATGGCACATTTTGCAAAATTAGGAGCAAACGGAAAAGTTATTCAGGTATTAACACTTGATAACAAAGACATGAAAAATGCTGATGGTGTTGAGGACGAATCAGTAGGTCAACAATATTTAGAACAACACAATAATTGGCCTGCACAAATGTGGATTCAAACATCTTACAATACGTCACAAAATAAACATTCATCTGGTGATGATTCAAAAGCATTTAGAGGAAACTATGCAGGTATAGGTTATGAGTGGGACGAAGATAATAATATCTTTTGGCCTAAAAAACCTTATGCATCTTGGGTAAAAAATATTGCGACTGCAAAATGGGATTCACCGATTGGCAATGCTCCTGAGTTAACTGAAGAACAAGAAGCACAAAACGAAGCTGGAACTCATAGGTGGAATTATGTTTGGAATGAAGCTAATCAATCTTGGGACTTGACAGATCAAAACGCATAAATTAAAAAGGTATGTGGTATGCAAAAGAAAGTATTATCTGAAATAGCATTATATTACGGTGATGTGGCAATGCCTAAAGGTTGGGACATTGATAGAGAAAAACTTCAAAAAGATATTTTACAATCACAGATTCAAAACAAAAATTTTCCGTTCTCACGAACATTCGATATGTTGAATACTTATATGAGAGATCATATAAATTTAGACTATGAATTTAATTTAATTAACAAAGATACTTTTGGTAACATCTATAAACCTGAAGAGATATCACAACCTTTTATAAATGTGGATCCAGTGGATTTACGTAACTCTCCAGACTTTACATTATTATATGGTGTTAAAGTTAAAGATTGTACGGTTAGAATACACTATGAGGATAATAGACGTAAAGGTAGATCTTGGGATATAGAACTTAAAGATAATATGTTTATTATGTTTCCATCAACAAATATGTATTACATAACCAATAATCAAAAGGATAGTTTAAATTTTGTACAAACTATATTGTATGAATATATATGATTAATTGTAGTTATTATTATTGGAATAATGAAATAAAATTATTAAATCAAATTAATAAAATTATAGATAAAAAATCTATACCACTTAATAATGATACACAAAAAGCAGCATATTCTACAAAAACATCCACAGTTAAACAAATAAATTACATTCATTTAAGTAAATTTTTAGATTTATATATTACTAAAGCATTAGCAGTAAATGCAGATTATTTTGGATATAATTTATTTCCTGTATTTCCTACTAAAATTTTAAATGTAAATTATTATTCAAAAAATGAAAAATATGAATGGCATTGCGATAGATCAAATAATCCTGCAAATGATATTAAGTTAACTTTATTATTAAATATATCAGAAAAAAAATACGAAGGAGGAGAGTTTGAAATTTTTCAATCAGAAAATCCTGAAACAATTTGTAATTTTTCAAAAAGTGGAGATATGTTATTATTAAAATCTAACATACTTCATAGAGTAAAACCTATAATAAAAGGAATAAGAAAAAGCATAACTATTTTTTTTGAAGGACCTAATTTTCAATGAACATATCTAATTATTATTGGTATTTTAGTGGTGTGCTTACACCTAAATTTTGTGATGATGTTATAGCTTACGCTAATCAACAAAAAGAAGTTATGGCTAGAACAGGTGGCTATGGTGATAGAAAATTAAAAGAGGATGAGGTTAAAAATATGCAGCGTAAAAGAAAATCTGATCTGGTGTGGTTGAATGATACCTGGATATATAAAGAATTACATCCGTATGTGCATAAAGCAAATAAAAATGCTGGTTGGAATTTTGATTGGGAGAGAAGTGAGTCTTGTCAGTTTACAAAATATAAGTTAAATCAATATTACGATTGGCATTGTGATAGTTGGGATAAACCTTATGATAGAAAAGATCCTAATCATCCAGAACACGGAAGAATTAGAAAACTATCTATGACATGTCAGTTGACAGACGGATCAGAATATAAGGGTGG